GGCCTCCCGCGCAACCTGACGTTTGACGGCGTGGACGACTCGCTGGCGACGGCGGGGAACGTGGACTTTGCGACGTGGACCGTGGGCACCCGGCGGAACCTGCTGACCGTGCCGACGATGTTCGATGATGCGGCGTGGTCAAAGACAGACGTTACGGTGACGGCAAACGCGATTGCCGCGCCGGATGGCACGACAACGGCAGACCTGTTTACGGCGGGCACGGCTGGCACGGAAGGTTGCTTGCAAATTGTGACGAGTGTGGCGAACGTCACACACACGGCATCGTTTTACGCAAAGCGCGGAAACACAGACTGGGTGTATTTGCGTCTTGGCGATGCAACAAATCAGCTTCGCGGTTGGTGGAATCTGGCGACGGGGACCATCGGAACAGCGGTAAATGTGGGTACGGCAACAGGCGCGACGGAAACAATTCAGGATGTCGGCAACGGATGGTATCGTTGCACGTTAACCGGGGCCGTGAATGGTGGACTCACGGCGTATGGTTTTAACGTGTTTTCAGCTTCCGGTGATGGGAGTCTTACCCGCGTCAACAACTCTACCAGATATATGTGGGGTGCCCAGTTGGAGACGGGCTCCACGGCGACGGCGTTTCAGGACGTGGGGACGGACAAGGTGAGCGTGTTCTCGGGGCTGGCGAAGTTGAGCGACGCTTTCACGGGGACCGTTGTCGATATCAACGGAGCGACTGGGACGTCCGCCTTTATGATGCGAGCGCCCAATGCCAATGCCGCCAACACCTATGCGTGGTATTCTGGCGGTAGTCTGGCGTTCGTGGGCGCGGTTGGCTCTGGATATGTCGCCCCAATCACCAACGTCGTATCTGGCATCGGTGAGATTGGCAATGACGTGCAAGTGTTGCGCGTCAACGGTACGCAAGCCGCGACAAGTGCCTCTGACCAAGGCACTGGCACCTACGGCAGTTTCCCGCTCTACGTCGGTCGTCGTGGAGGAACAACGCTTCCCCTGAACGGCCGCATCTTCCAGCTCATCGTGCGCGGGGCGGCGACGGATAGCGTGACCGTCGGCAACGCCGAGCGGTGGGTGGGCCAGCTAACCGGAGTGAATCTGTGACCGAGGACATCGTGACCGAGACGCCGGTGGAGACGCCGGTGGTGGAAGAGGCGGTGGCTGTGGTGGAGATTTTCCGCACCATCGTGGTGCCGGCCGCCGAGCAGGCGTTGGCGCAGGAGATTGCCGCCGAGTATCCGGGGGGCGCGGGGATGTTTGTGACCGCCTGCTCCCCCACGGGCCTCCTCCCGGCGACCGACTACATCTCCACCGGGTATATGGGGGAGGATATCGTCGAGGCGCTGGGCACCGCGCTGGTGGACGAGGACATCAGCGAGGAGCCGCCGTTCGTGGCGTTGGAGCGGCTGGGGCTTCAGTTGGTGAGTGAGCCGGACGAGGTGGTTGGCGAGGTGGTTGAATGAGCCTCGTGATTCATCTCCTCTGGGCTGGGGTGGCCGTGTACTTTGTGCATACGGCATCGGCGGTCGCGCGGGAGTTCAAGCCTGCGGCGGCCCCGTCGGTGTTGCCACCTCCGCCTCAAGAGATTCCGGAGGACTTAGTGGCGGTGGCCAACCAAGAGCGGGAAACGTGGGCGCAGGAAGAAGTGATGCGGGCGATACGAGAGCGGTATGAGGAGCTGAAGGACTGGAACAAGGTTCGCGCCGCGTTTGGCGTGGGCCGCATCGAGTAACCTATGACCATTCCGTATACCGACGCGCTGCTAGATGACGCCCTGACGCGGGCGATGGAGGGGTTCTCCAATAACCCCGTTGCGCCCAATGAGCAGGTGGCGCCGAACCCGCCCGAGGATTCCGGGCAGACGCCGGAAGAGGATTTCTCCGCGCTCCAGCGGGCGCTGTATGGGGCGGACTTCCCCGGTGCGGATAAGGCGACGGCCGAGGATATGGCCGCGTGGGCGTCGTGGACGCGGGGGCTGTGGGAGTCCCGGCGCGAGGCGGTGCAGATGCACCTGCATCTGGTGGAGCGGAACCGCCTGTTCCGGGCGGGGCAGCAGTGGATTTCGGCCAACGGCCTCGGGCCGTGGCGGGAACCGGCTCGGCCGCGCGATGCGGCGCGGGTCGTCTATAACATGATTGACAAGGCGCTCGACCAGCGCTTGCAGATTATCGTGGACCAGCGCCCCGGCTTTGCCGTGACGCCGACCACATCGGACCCGGATGACAAGCGCAAGGCGCAGGCACAGCAGTTGGCGCTAGAATACCAGCACGACCAGCAGCAGATGCAGCGGCTCGCGCGCGAGGCCGGGTTTTGGGCGCAGACCGACGGCATCGCGTTCTGGCATCTGTATTGGGATGCAGACCGGGGGCCGTGGGACGAGCGGCTGGGAGAGCGGCCGGGCGAGAAGAAGCCGCTGGGCGACATCGGATGCCAGACCCTCCGGGTCGAACAGGTCCGGGTTAGCCCGAATGCGACGGCCACACAGGCTCCGCATTGGGTGGTGGTGCGTGAGGTTATCAGCCGAGCCGAGGCCGCGTTCCGCTATGGCGTGACGGGGCTGGACGCGGCGGACACGACGATGATGACCGGGAACCAGCCTGCGTACAGCGGGTCGGAGGGCATCGGGTCGTGGGTGCTGACGCAGACGACGATTGGCGAGGGCCAGCGCCTGCGGGACGAGGATGTGACCGAGCGGTTCACGGTCTACGTTGCGCCCCACCCGGACGCGCTCCCCGAGGGGCTGCACCTCATTGTCGTGGGTGACAAGGTGGTGTTTGGCCCGTCGCCCCTGCTCTGGAACACCATCCCCGTGGTGGCGGTGCGCGATGGGTCGAGCGACCCGTCGTACTACCCGCGCCCGGTGATGGAGCAGTGGATTGACCACCAGATGCGGGTCAATGCGCTTCTTTCCAAGTGGGTCGAGAACATCCGAGTGAACGCGGGTGGGCGGTTCCTGACGCGCCCCAATGCCATTGCCACCGAGACGTTCATGGGTGGCGTGACCTCGATGATTGAGATTCGAGGCGCGGGGCCGATGGGGGAATCCATCCAGCCGGTGCAGGGCTTCTCGGTGGGCACCGATGTGAAGGAGGCGCTGGCGCTGGAGAAGACGGCGTTCGAGGACGCCTCGGGCTGGAACGCGGTCAGCCGTGGGCAGGCGACCGGAGAGTCGGGTCGCGCCATTATCGCCAGCCGGGAGCAGCTGGAGCGGGTGTTCAGCCCCGCCGTGCAGGCGCTGGCGCAGGCGTATACCGACTGGTGCAAGGTGTCGATGGCGGCGATGGCGTGGGGCTACGATGTGCCTCGGGCGCTGGGCGCAGTCGGCAAGGGGCGCCCCGACCTCGCGCGGGCGGTCAGCACGACGGACTTCGATGGGCAGTCGGATGTCCGGGTGGAGCCTGCGACCATCATGCCGATGCCGATGGCCTTCCGGCTCTACCTGCTGGACAACTGGCTCCAGACGGGGGTCATCGACCAGAAGGAGTATCGGCGGCGGCAGCCGTTCGCCATCGCCCGTGACATCTCAACGCCGGATGAGGACCAAGAGGCGCGGGCGCGCCGGGTGGCTGATGCCATCCGGATGGGCACCCCGGCCCCGGAACTCCGGTGGCAGGACAACGAAGCGATTCATCAGGACGTACTGGAGCGCGAGATTCTGCTGCAGGACGACCTTGCCCCACAGATTATTGCCGCCGCGCAGGAGCGGTGGACGGCCTTGGCCAATCAGGCCGCACAGAAGCAGGGGGGTGGCGCTCCGCCGCAGGCGGGCGGCCCCCCGGCTGGCCCTAGCGCCGCTAGTGTGCCCTCTCTCCCGCCGGGACAGCTGCCGCTGGCTGCCGGTAACCCGCCGATTGGTGTCGCGCCCATGCTGCAGCAGCAGATGGGTGGGGCGCCGGAGGCGGAGGTTGCCGCACAGCAAGCGGACATCCTGTCCCGCCAAGCCTAGGAGTATCTGATGGACATTCAGCAAGCCCTCACGGACGCCGTAGCCGCTTCGATGGCAACCATCGAACAGTCCCCGGCCCCGCAGGTTGCCGCTGAGCCGCAGGATGTAGACCCGCAAGACCCGCCCACCGACGACACTCCAGACACCCCGGAGACGCCGGAGGCCGACCCGGCCCCTGACGAGGACGCGGCAGACGAAGCGACCGACGCTCCAGTTCTGCCCGAGGGGTATGTCGCGGTGCCGGTGGTCGCCGACCAGCTGGCAACCGAATTTGTCCTGCGCGATGCGGAGGGGGAGGTTGAAATCCCCGCCCTCATCGTGGAGTACAAGGCGAACGGCAAGGTGCGGCAGGACCGGCTCGACCAAGTCGTTAAGCTCGCGCAGTTCGGGGTGTATAACGAAGCGCGTGAGCAGCAGTTCAAGCAGGCGGAGTCGCGGTTGGAGGAACTGGAGTCGGTCGTCGAGCAGCGCGAGGCGCAGCTGGAGCGCATCCTACGCGACGAGGACTTCTTTCTGGCCGTTCGTGAGGCGTATGAGGCGGAGAATTCGCCCGAGCGCCGCGCGGAGCGGGCCGAGCAGATGGCGCAGCAGGCGCGGTTGGACGCGCAGATGCAGCCGATTCTGCAGCAGGGCGCAATGTTTTACGAGCGTGAGGTGTCCCCGGCGCTGGACTTGATTGCCCAGACGTTCCCGGCCGTCACGCCCGAGGAGTTGTCGAACCGCATGGCGTATGCCATGCAACTGCACGTCGAGACGGCCCCGAACGGGGCGACTTACATCCCGCCGTCACAGTATGATGCGGTTCGGCAGTATATCGTAGACGACCTCGCATTCTGGGCGCAGAGCCAACAGGCCCGCCGCGTTCCCGCAGCCACCGCCCCCGCGCAACAGGCGGCGCTGCAGAACGAACTGGCTAAGGCACAGGTATCGGCGCAGAAGGCGAAGCGGGCGGTGGGGCAGGCCACCAAGCCCGTGGGTCGGGCCGCGAGCAACACCCCTGCGAAACCCAAGGTCGCCAAACCGGCGACCGTGGATGACGCGCTCGACTCCGCGATGTCGGAGATTCTCGCGTCCATCCGTTAACCCCTAGTTTGATACACACACTCTCATGGCAAATCCTACGCTTATCACCGATTCTGAGCTGACGGGCCTGCTCAAGAACGTCTACTCGCAGTTCCGCGAGAAGGTTCAGAACATGGTCACGCCGCTCCTCGCCCAGCTCGAGAAGGGTCGCGCTGGCGGCCCCCGCAACATGCGCTGGGGTGGCAACAACGTCTTCTTCGACGTGGTCGTCGGGCGTCCGTCCGGTTCGACCTTCTCGCAGGCTGGCTACTTCCCGCCGGACACCACGGCCTCGGAAGTGCAGGGCAACGTCGGCATCGTCCGCGCGTACACCACGCGGCAGATTGACGGCCTCGCCTTCGTCGGCACGCAGTCCAAGGATGCGGCCTTCACCACCATCGCCAAGAAGACGATGGAGGAGATTAAGGACGCCTCCACCCTGCTCATGCAGCAGGCGCTCCATAACAAGGCGGACGGCATCGTCGCTAACGTCAGCTCGTACACCGCTGGCCCGCCGACGACCGTGGTCGTCAACAACCCCTACAACGTGACGGGCGCTGGGCAGGGTGCCCTCCTCATCTCGGTCGGGGATTACATCGCGGTGGTCGATGGCGGCACCATCAGCAACCCGACGCCGACCATCCGTGGCCGCGCGACGGTGACGGCTATCAGCACCTCGGGCGACAACTCCACCCTCACGCTCTCGGCCGCGATTTCGGGCACGACGGCGTCGGACAAGATTGTCAAGGCGACGGCGTCTGACACGTCCATCAACTCGGCCACCAACGGCCTCATCAACATCACGAACCGTGGTGGGTCGTATGCCTCGCTCCACGGCATCTCGGCCTCGACCTACGGCATCTGGGATGCCAGCCGGATGGTGGCGGGCACCGATACCCCGGACGCGAACCAGCCGACCGAGTCGGACATCTGGGTGCTTATCCAGAAGATTGCGGGTCGCTCGGGCAAGGACGCGATGACGCGCCCGAAGGACTTCCTCCTCATGACCACGCCGGGCCTCGCCCAGAAGCTCATGGAGTCGATGGTCAGCCAGCG